ATGCCCCTGGTCGTAGCTGTACGGGTTCGTCACCACGTTTACGTAGATCGGATTCCGGTACAGTGCCCGGATCTCCCGATCCGTTTCTCTCGCCTGAGCAATCGCCCGCTCGGCATCGGTCATGATCGTGATGGTCGTGGTCTTGGGGATCGCGTCGAGCCGCGCCTTCACGTCTTCAAGTTGCTTTGTGTACCGCTGCGCCTCATCACGACTGAAACCCATGGCGACGAGCTGGTCCTCAAGCGATTTCTTGAACCCCGCCGTCGACTGACCAGCCTCGTCGGCCTGCACCATCAGATCCTCGTAGAGACGGACCAAATCCCGAACGGCGTCGCGGTTATCCCGCGCCGCCTGGGTGTTGCCCGTCAGCGAGGCGGCGCCCTTCTCGTGCCCCTTTTTCTGCTCCTTCACTTGGTCAGCCAGTCGCGCCAACGCATTGGCTGCCTTGTCCTGCGCCTCCTCGAACGAGAACGTCTTGTTGATGACGTCGTCGATCTCCTGGTCAAGGCGGTCAATGTCGCGGGCCGCACCAGCTGCCGTAGTACCTAGCTGTTTGGTGCTCTTTCCCGCCAGCTGCATGGCACCCGTATACTGCGGCAGTCCGGCCCGCAGGTCGTCGACCGAGATGCCGGCATCCATAGCCTGGGCGGCCAGGAAGTCAAAGGCGGCCGCAGCCTCCTGAGTTCGTCCACGCTGGACCAGTGCGGCGAGCGCCGAGTCGATGCCGGCGATGCGCTCTCGAGCCTTGGTGAGGCTCTGGTCTTGGCCGAAGTCGCCGAACATTTCGACGACGCTCGCAAGGCCGTTTCCGAACTGGGCCCAGAAGCCGCTACCAAGAGTGCCCAGGTCGTACTGCAGTTTGCTCAAGTCGGACCCGAACACCCGGGCGCCCTCGCCGGCCATCAAGTTCGATCTGCCCAGGTTGGCCAGGCTCTCCGCTAGAGCATCGACCTGAACCTGTGCCCCCTCGTCACCGACCGCCGCGTTCACCGCCAGCGCCGCAACCGAGACGCCCGTGAGGACCGTCCCGAGTCGAGCTGCCACCGTTGCCGTCTTGGCCATGCTGCGCTGGGCGAGGCTATCTGAGGCAGCCATCTTTTCCAGCGCCTCTTTGGTCGCCACCACCCGGGGCGCCATCACCAGCAGCGCCGCACCAAGTCCGGCCGCCGTTGCCGTGGCCAGGAGCGCCGGCTGCGGCAGAGAGGTGAACGCCGCCGCAACTTTGCCCGTCATCTCGGCCGCCTTGGCCATGACCGGAATGAACGCCGTGCCGATCTTCGACTTGGCCTCTTCGATCGTCGCCGTGGCGATGCGCTGACTGTTGGCCAACCCGTCTGCGGTGTCGCGAAAGTCGCCTGCGGTGTCGGCGGTCTGGTCGTAGATCAGGTTGAGCCGCGCGAGCGCCTTCTCCTGCGCCGTCAGCTGCGCGGTCGACGTCTTGTGAGTGTCGGACAGCGCCCGCGCCTCCACCGCCACCGCCGACAGCGAAACGCCGTACCGCTCCAGCGGATCCTGCTCGCCACGCAGACCAGCCTGGATCGCCACCAATGCGTCGGTCACATCGGTGTTGAACACCGACGCCATGTCGGCGGCGCGCTCGGTCAGCTTGATGGTGTGCTTGGTGACGTCATCCAGGTTCAGACCCTGGTTCTTCAGCATCGACCCCAATGGGGTCGCCATTTGGTTGAACGCCCGCGTCGACAGGCCGATCGCGTTAGCGTTCTCCTTGCCCCAGTTCTGGACCTTCTCCGACGCCGAGTCGAACACCTTGTTGACGGCGTTCACAGACTCACCCAGGTCGGACGCCGCCTTCACCGACGACTTGAAGAAATCCATCGCCCGGCGGGCGCCGGTCTGCAGCATGTCCGCGGCGAGCACACCGGCGGCGACCTCGCCGATCCGCTTGAGGGTGGTGCCGAAACCCGAGGCTTTCTTACCCGCCTCCTCGTAGGACTTCCCGGTCTCCTTGGTGGTGTCGCCCAGCTTGCGCTGCCGGCGTTCCGCCGAGTCGACCGCAGGGCCCGTGTTGTCCTTGGCACCGACAATGATTGAGATCTCGTTGGCCATCTACTCACCGCCCCCGAGTTCTTCGATGGCGAGTAGCTGCAACAGCTCTGCGTCCTCAGCCAGAAGATGACTTGGCAGGCAGTGAAACTGGCGGCACATCGTCAGAACCCACTGGGCCCAGGCGAGTTCTACTGGTGGTCGGGCAACAACACGTCCATCGGCAGCGACTCCTCCAAGGACCGCTCGCCACTGCTCGATGGACCGCCCAAAGGGGCGGGGACCCCCGCTACTGCATCCATCCAGGCCACGATGACGGCCAGGGTGAACTCGGGGTCCTGCTGCCGCAGGCCATCCACAGTAGGTGGGACCGGTTCGACAACACGACTGCCGTCCGCATCCACGATCTCGTGACCGTGTTCGTCAAGCTTGGGCCGCTCGAGGTTCCACGACACCAACATTTCGCCGAATACCTCGTGCAGTTCGTCAAGCTTCATGAGGTCCTCGGTGGTTGGCGGCCACGAGTATTGCCGGGTCGCCCATTCGGCAATCTGGCGGTAACCGGCGACGCTGGCCGACGAGGCAACAACCTCGAGGCCAGTGAACTCGCCCTCGCTCCAGACGAGGCGGTAGGTTCTGCGCTGGCGGACAAATCCCATGTCACGCCCAGGTTGGTACGACGCCGTTTGCCAGCACGCCAGGCGCGGTCCACGTCAGTGAGCCGTCCTGGCCGCGGGTGAGCGCGTAGTCGGTGAACAGTATCGTCGGTGTGCCGGACACGCCGAGCGTCTGACCGGACACGGCGATGTTGAACTCGCGGGCCACCGAGGTCGACGGCACCGTCTTGAACACGTCATGGCTGGCGTTGCTGCCGTCGTTGAAGACACCGTTGTTAGTCATCGACATGTCGGCCAGCAGCAGCAGCCGCTCCATCGCCGACTTGTCGATGCCGGTGACGTCCTGCACGCCGCGCGGGGTGACGAAACTGAAGTTCGTCACGTCGTTGCGGATATCGCGCAGGGTCCCGCCGGCATCGTCAATCGACAGCGTGGTCCAGCCGAGACCCGACTCCTTTGCCGTTGGACTCATCTCCTTAGGTTGGTAGACTCATGGTCCATGACCGTCTACGGTGGACAACATTCGGAAGAAACCAAGCAGCGAATCTCGGAAACAAAACGCCGCCAGAGCGGGCGGGGCAGCGAGGCCCTGCGCCCCCAGTTATGTGCCTGCGGGTGCGGTCAGTTCGCAGCCGTGGACGAGCGCCGTAATCGAGTCGCTCGCTTCGTGAGCGGGCACAATGCGCGAGTCGCACACCCGATGGAGGGGCGCGAACATACGCCCGAGGCGCGGGCGAAAATCAAAGAGAAGCGCCAGCTCCAGGGGCCCACACGATCTACACGTACACCGAGCGAGAGATCGCACTACTCCACCTGGCGGACTTGGATGTCAATGCTCTGGCGGGTAGACGATCCAAGCAATGCGTCGTATGCCCGCTACGGCGGCCGCGGCATCACGGTGTGCGAGCGGTGGCGTTCGTTCGACAACTTTCTAGCCGACATGGGGGCGCGCCCCGACGGGTTGACCCTCGATCGAATCGACAACAACGGCAACTACGAGCCGGGCAACTGTCGTTGGGCGACGAAGAGTGAGCAGGCGCAGAACCGATGCGACCCTTGGACGACGAGGCGTGCGAGATATGGACCGTCGGGTCGGCGATCTGATGGCTAGCCGTTAACGACGCGCGCCAACCGGTCCTGGTGTTCGCCGAAATCGTTGACCCACGCATCCGGACCCGAGTGCACCCGCGTCGCCTCGCCCCGCGTCGGGTCGCCCCGCCAGTCGCCACCGCGCACCACGTATATTTCCGGCCGCCCCAGCGGAACCTTGTGGGGCGTCGCGAAACAGCGCTGCCCGGCCTCGAACGTGAACGCCGTCAGGCCGAGCTCGGTGCGCCTCTCCGTGAAGCGGCGCCCGGACAGTTTGCGGATGTAGTGCGCCTGGCGCTGGCCGAGGTCGGTGGCTTCATCCACACTGGTCTGCCAGCCGTGCCGGTGGGCTAAGCACCCAGCTTCGTCGCATGTGCCGTCCCGGTAGTGCGTCGACAGTGGTGAGGAGATCGCGTACGTCTTGTATGCCGAGGCTGGCAGCTGTGGCGCGATACGGAATGGCTGACGCATCAGAACAGAACCTGGGTGTCGTTTCGGATCGCCATCACCTGGAATGACAAGCTGGAGAACCCACCCGTGGTTACTGTGACGACGCGCAGGTACCGCTCGACGTTGATGGCGCCAGTCGCGATTCGCTGGTGGGTGGGTCCGGATGTGATCTGGGTGAACCCGCCGCCCGTTACGTCGGCGAAGGCGTCGCCGCTGCCATTGTCGGACGATTCCTGAATCTTGATGGTCGCGTCGGTGCCGGAGAAGGCGGTCACGTGCAGGTATGCCTGAAGGCCGAACGCGCCCGGGCTGGCCGAGCCGAGGTCGACACCGGTGCCGTTGGTGGCGCCAGTGTCGTCGGTGCGGGTGCCGGCGGTGAGCTGGACGCCCCACTCGAGGCCGTAGCCGTTGGCGAGCGTGCCTATGTTGAAGATGAACGACCCGTCGGTGCCGCGGGTCGGGTCGTAGTTGGGCTGCTTGGCCACCATCGACGCGGCTGGCTTGCCGAGGGTTGTGGACCGGCAGTAGGTGCCGATCTGGTCGGCGGTGGGTAGCAGCGACAGGCGCGGGTGGGCTTGTCCGGCCGCGTCGTTGAAGAACGCCATGAAGGCGATGCCGGCGTCGCGTTTGCCGCCGATGCGCTCGAACGCGGACTTGTTGATGCCGGTGACTTCGAGCGGGGCCGGGCCGCCGTGGATGCTGGACAGGGAGCCGATGTCGCCGGACAGGTCGTAGCCGGACAGGTAGAAGGCGTCCCCGAGTCCGTTCTGCTTCGTCATCGCCCACCTTCCTACGGGGCCTGTGTCCAGGCGTTGTTGACGATGACGGGCAGCGTGATGGTGATGACCCGGAACTTGGCCCCGTCGCCGTAGTCCACCCATCCGGCCTCGGCCGACAGCGCAATCCCGGCCTGGCCGAGCAGGTCGACGTTGCGGACCTGGCCGCCGAACTCGAAATCGCCGGAGTAGGCGGTCATCAGCGCATCGGTGGCGGCCATCAGGTTCGGGTCGATGTCGTCAGTGGGGAGCTGCATTGCTGGGGCGAAAAGTCGGACCATGAACACCAGGCGGGCGCTGGTCGCGGCCAAGCCCGACCCGGCCGGCACCGGTCCCATCGACTGTACCCACAGCGCCGCCGTGAGCCCGTTGCCGGGAGGGTTGAGTGGCTCGTGGCCGTTGACCCGCTCGAAGTAGCCCGATGTCATGGCGTGACCCACAGGGACCGCGAGGATGGCCTTGCTGTCCATCAGTTCATCCGCTGCGTGAACTCGGCCACGACCTGCCGGGCGATTCGTAGCACGTGGTGCTGCCGGACATCGTCGACGGCCCTCCGGAAGCTGGCGTACCCCTTGAACCTGGTGGTGTGGTTGCGTGACGACGTGCCCTCGAGCCACGGCCCGTAGACGATGCCCCGGTCGTGCACCACCGTGTCCGGGTCGATGCGCTGCATCATGATCTGCGTCTCGTAGTACGGCGTCGGATGCTGGATCGACCGGTCCAGGTTGTACTGGACCCGCTCCAGCGCCGCGGCGGCCACGCGGTACTGGATGTCCTCCACCAGTGCGCCGATCTCGCCGCGCAGGCCGGGGTCGCCGTACACCGGCCCGGACACGGTGACCCGCACCGCGCCGCCCACCGGGCCGGCGGTGCCGCCGGTGGGGGCGGGGTTCTGGCGGTCCATGCCGGGCTGCCAGAACGTACCGAACTTGCCCTTGTCGCTCGGGCGACGGACCGGTGCCCCGGAGACGTCGGTCACGCCACCGGGGATGATCGGGGTGGTCATGCCGCGACGCGTCTCCACGGCAGCGGTGCCCGTTCGACTCGACGCACCACCCTGCTGGCTGGTTCGCCGGCGCTGTCGAGGTACTTGTGGCCTAGGGCGGTCCGGTATTCGCGGATGCGCCATTCGCTGGTGGCCTCGTCGCGGCCGAGGATCCCGTCGATGGGAACGTTGCTCGGCTCTAGCCCGTGCGCGCGTACCCAGGCGTGGACCTCGCCCCGCTCCACCGGGGTCAATTCGAAGTACGGTACGAGCTCCATCAGATCGCCGCCATTCTTGCCTTACGCCCATGGGCGACATACACGTCTTCGCGCAGCGACTTCAACCCGCGGCCGGACGCCTCGCGGGAGTTCTCGCCGGAGCCGACCTCGCGGGCGTAGCCGGAGATCTCCTGCAGCAGGGTGGACATGGCCTCGGCGATGTTCAGGTCCCGCACCAGCGGCGGCGGCGCGTACCGGTACACGGTGGCCGCGTCGAGGTGGGTGGCTGCCGTGGTGCCCAACGCTCCACGCTGGACGGTCAACGTGCGCGGTGCGTAGATGTCCGCGCTGCCCGCATGGGTGGCCAACACGCTGCCGTCCCAGGCCCGTTTGACCGTGAGCACGCTGCCGGCCACGTCGACCACGAGCATGCGTTCGGAGTCGATGAGGATGACCTCGTCCCGGACGGGTGCGAGCGTGGTGGTGGACATGGTGATGGCCACGTCGCTCGGTGACGCGGTCAGGCTGTCCCCGGCGTCGATGTTCACCCCGGTGTCCACCATGGACTTATCGGTGACGATGAGGCGTTCGGAGTCGGCTCGGATGATGTCGCCCACACCGATGGCGGCCGAGTTGGTCACGGTGACGCTGGTGGCCGACGTGGACACGACCGCGCCGGACAGGGCGCCGGCCGGGTTCTCCTCGACCGGACAGCCGCCAAAGACGCCGGTGAGGGCCACCGAGCGCTGGTGAGTGCTGCCAGCACTGAACGCGGCGGCCGAGTCGAGGTCGATCTCAATGTGGGTGTACGGCGCCTCGTCGATGTTGTCGGAGCGGCGCAGGAACCGGTCGTTCGCCACGATGGTGACACCGCCGGAAACCAACGTCTCCAGCGACACCATCTCGTTGGAGCCGAGCCACAGTCGCCACGACCGCGCGTACTGGTAGTTGGGCCAGTCCATGTACCGGGTCCCGGTCCACGGGTAGAACCGGCGGTGAGTCAGCGACTCGATGGCCCTGCGACCGGCGGCCACCGCCCGGTCGACCTGGGCGTCGTCGCGGGCGGTGTTCTTACTGTCGAGGGCGCGCTTGACGTCCTCGCGGGTGCAGTAGGCGAACGAGTCCACCGCACCCCCTCGCTACAGCTGTTGGCTGGCGTCCTGCGGGCGCCACCCGTCGAAGCGGCAAAACAGTTTGCCGTCCGGCCCGGTCGTCAACGGCTCCCCGTCATTCGGGCATGCCGTCGGAGGCCGGCTCCGCTCCTCCGTCCGGATCTGCGCCGCTTCCTTCGCTATCGACAGGTACTGGTCCCACGACATCGGCAGCCTCCTCCATGTCGAGGATGACGGTGCCCTCGTCGATGTGGTCGTCGGCACCGCACTCCGGGCAGGACCATGCGCCCACCGAGTAGGCGCACGTGCACTGTTTGCAGATCCACAGCATCAGCTCGCCGCCTTCCGGTACTGCTCGAGGACCACCTCAGGAATCGGGCCACGGCCGCGGATCTCGATACCGTGCTCGGCCGCCCACGCCCGCACCGCCGCCGGATCCGGCTCAATCACCGCCGGCGGTTCCGGCGGGGAATCCTGCGGCCCGTATGGGCCGAGTTTCCCCCGCGCCCGCAGCACGTCGGCCAACGTCCTGAACTCGCTCATGCCGCCACCAACGTCGCACCGTCGTCGTACGGTAGCCACGAGGCCGTCCAGGTGATCGCCCCATCGGTGCCGGCCGAAACCTGCTCGATCTGACCCTCATCAAGGATCAGCCAGTTCGTCATGACCCGCGCCAGACCGGCCGCCCGGATCATCGCATCCCCGGGCACACCCGTGATGGCGAGCAGGTTCCCGACCGGCGTGTCCGTCGACCCGATGTCCAGCGCCGCACACAGGTCCGCGTTCACCGCACCGACCGTCGGGTTGAGTTGCAGCTTCGAGCTGTTCGCCACGGTAACCGCGGTCGTGACCTCGCCGCAGATGTTGGTCAGCGCGATCCGGCCGCCAGCGACGGTGAACAGCGGGATGTCCGTGGCGGACAGCGTCCCCGTCGCCTTGGTGGCGACGTTGCCCAGCCAGGCGTCGTGGTATTGGACGGTCACGGCGACTCTTCGGCCGCCGCAGACGTAGCCTTCGCCGCGGTCGCCTTGGTGGCCTTCACCGGCGTCGGACCCTCCACCTTGGCCAGCCGCTCATGCAACTCGCGGATAGCGTCCACCACGTCGGCCTCGCCGTTGGCCAGACCGTTCTCGAGGACGCGCTCGACAGCAGTAGACATGTCGCCTCCTTATGCGTTGTCGGACGCGGCCAGGAACAGGACCTCCTGCCACGACGCCGCGCCAACGGCGAGGGCGTTGTACAGCAGGACGATCACACCACCGGGAGCGACCGCCCGAGTGGCGGCGCCGAGGTCGATGTTGGCGTCGTCGAAGGTGATCGTGTCGGTGTTCTTCGGGATGATCACCAGAATGTCGCCGTCGGCTGCGTCCGACTTGGTGATCGTGTCGACCTGGTCCGCGGTACCGGACTCGGAGATCGCCAGAACGTACGTGACGCCGGCCGGCACGGTAAGGACGCCGGACGCGATCGTCGACTGCGTGACCGTACCCAGGCGCAGGTTGGTGGCGGTCAGCAGCGTCGTGCCCGTCGCGGTCAGGCTGGTGACAGTCAGCCCGGACGTACTGAGCGACGCGACCTGCGCATCGGTGGACCTGTTGCGAAAGACGAGCGCGCCGGACTCCCAGAGCGACTTGAGCAGCGCCATGGCCATTTGCTGTATGCCTCCTGTTTTAACGAGGTTGGTTCCTCGTGGCGGATTTGGTGCCGGCCGGCC